TGAGTTAATGAGAATTCTTCTAATTCTTTGGCTGTTTTTTGATTTACTTCAACAACTTGGATAAATTGTTCAAATGTGAAGGATGTGCCGTCTAGATTTAAAGCCACTCTTTCTTTTTTATTGTAATAGGGTAAATTTATGAAGTTTCCATTGAGCGGTTTTCCTTTCTCATCAGTACCTAATTCTGTTTGCTTTGGAAATATTTCTGTAGCAGCATCTAGTTTAAATGTGAAGAGTAAGGTGCTCAAAAAATTTCGTATAATTGTTGCTTTTGCTGGTTCTTTTAGAAAAACATATAAATGCAGACCTCCACTTTTAGATTTGCAAGGTACAATTGGTAAATTATGTTTTTTGATTACTTCTAGAAATTTTTTTGGACTAAAAGCCTTATATTCAGGATCAACATCTATGGCACCAAAACTTGCCATTCCTTCATCATCACATGCTTGTATTCCTATTGATTTAACTCCTAAAAGATGGTCTTGATAATCCTTATCTGTAATTGGGCGTGAGGCCCAACCGTAATCTCCTTGTTTTAATTTAAGTTTTCCTGTTTCTGGATCAGTGTATCCGTCTTTAATATTGGCGTAGCCAAAATTTCTTTTTAATCCGGTAAATATATCTATGTATTTCTTATCAATTGTCATAATGCGTATTTCTTATCAATTGTCATAATGCTCTGGGCGGCTCACTCTCGCTCACCGCCCAGCCTTCAGTTACGATCGTAATGAAAATTAGATATGGGATGGAGTTTGTTTTGCAGCAGTTTCGCCATGTTTAACTGCAACATCTCCTTTAGAAATGTTTTCTGCAAAAACTCTAGCTTGTTGATACAATTCAGTTTCTTGAACTTGACCAATTTTGCTAACTTCCCAACCAAACCATGTTCCTTTATCATTCGATTGTTGAACTGCTTTTAATCGATAAATGTGGCTGAAAGATGCCGGTGTAAATAATCCATTTTCACCCTTTAATTTTATACTCGACATCATACTATTCCACTTTCTACTAATTTTTAATTGAGTAGATTTCATAGCGATTAGAGCGGTAGATGGATTACCATTACACATAATTACAAAATGACTCGCTGTTTTTTCAATGTAATTACCATTCGGTAATCTATCTTTAAAAGAAGCGTCTCTAGTTGTTTTAGTCATAACATCACTTGAGGATGAATGAATTGCAACAGGAGCGCCTGATCCTTCGCCACGTTCTTTCCACTCAATGTATTCCAATTTATAGTAGCATGGAACTACATTTATGCCTTTCTCGCCATCAAATAAGTCACTGGTTACAGAATTGAAAATCATTCCCGGTTCTGCACCTTTAACATATTTTCCATCTTTTTTATTTACTTCAGGCGATAATTGCCCCAGTATTTTTAAAAATGGTAAGGCTAGATCTTCTTGCCTTATATTACCTAAGCCTTTACCTGAGTCAGCTTCAAGATTTGAAACTGCCAAGGCTCCAGCTTGTTCTTTTTTTACTACGTTTTTTCCATTGTTCATGGTTATTATTTCCTCGTTATTTTGGTCCTGTTTCCTGCGAACACGTTAAATAGATCAGAGGGCATATCTTGTCCAGCTTCAATACGCTCTCTGACCAAAGCTTTGAGGGTCATTGGTTCAACCTTTAATTTCTGGACGGGTTGAAACCCTTGCCCTGCTGCAAGGCCGGCGTAAGCCGTTGCCTTGTTATCTTCGTTACGACCAAAGGAAACGGTTATCTCATTTTTAATGAGGTCACCCAGGCCGTTGTTTCGAAGCCAGTTAAATGCTTTTTCTTTTTTATCTATAGAAATAGAAGCACCGTAGATGGGTTTTACTTCTACTGCGGACCCATCTGCTAATTTTAATGTAGAGATATTCATTTCAGTCATCATTGTTGGAATAACTTCTGCTGAAATAATATCCAAATCTTTCTTTAATTTCTTAAGTTCAGTGTCTTTTTCTTTCACCTGATCTTCCATTTGTCTTAATTTTACTACTTGATCAGAAAGAGCCTTCACCTCATTTGTTTGTGTGATGGATTCCGTCTGATCTTTTTCAAAATCAATTTTGCTCATAAATTTTTATTTCCTTTCTCATTATTTCTATTTCCTTACAACATTTGTAGTATCTATTCCACCAAATTATACTATAAAAACAATCTAGAAGAACAGTGGGAAAAACATACAGTCGAAAGAAAAATGATAAAATAGGTTTTTGTTTATAATATTCGTGAAGGGCTTTTTTAGAAATTTCTTTATGTCTTTCTACATCTAAAAAATTTTCAGTCCATGCTTCTGCAGACTCTAGTCTTTGTTTTAATCGGCTATATGCTCTATTCATTAATTTTTCCTTTCTCATATAAGTTTATTTCTAGTGGATAATATACTTTCTCCTGTCTATCCCATTTTAAAAGATTAAATTTCCCGTTATTTATGTCGGATACAATTGCACAGGCAAGTCCTATAACTGCAGGATCACCAGACAAAAGTAAATAATCGTTTGAGTTGTAATCTTTTAACAACCGCCTTAGTTCGAATACAATAGGTCCTGGGCTTAAAACGATTTGTGTATCCTCTTTTAAAAGAACTTTAAGTTTACCGTATTTAAGAGCACCCATAATATTATACTTAGGACGACCGACTCGTGTCCCGGGCAGTTCTTGTATTACATAAACTATACTTTCTTTTTCCATAATAACTTTCTTGACTCAATATACTAAATATGATACTTAATGTCAAGAAAGAAAAATAAAAAAAGTTATGAATTATAAATTTAAGACTAAGCCATTCGCGCATCAATTAAAAGCGTTAGAAATGTCATGGAATAAAGAGGTATTTGCCTATTTTATGGAAATGGGTACCGGTAAATCTAAGGTATTGCTGGATAATATTGCTATGCTCTATGATAAAGGCAAAATTAATGGTGCTTTGATTATTGCACCTAAAGGCGTTTATAAAAATTGGCATGATTTGGAAATTCCTGCTCACTTAGTTAAACATATACAAACAAGAACTGTTTTATGGCAGGCGTTGATAAATCAGAAACAACAGGAAAAATTAAATACTTTATTCGAGACCGGAATAAATCTTCATATTCTACTCATGAATGTAGAGGCCTTATCCACTAAAAAAGGCGTATTGTTTGCAGAAAAATTCATCAGCAGTCATCAAACTTTAATGGCTATCGATGAATCTACAACCATTAAAAATCCAAATGCCAAAAGGACCAAGGCGATTGTGTCCCTTGGACTAAATGCAAAATATAAAAGAATTTTAACGGGTTCGCCTGTTACCAAGTCTCCATTAGATTTATATAAACAATGCGAGTTCCTTGATCCGTGGTTATTGGGCCATAATTCTTATTATACATTTAGAACCAGGTACGCCAACATAAGGCTTGCTAATTTTAATGGGAGGTCAGTGCAGATTGTAACGGGTTATAAGAATCTTTCTGAATTGTCCGAGAAACTGAAGCCTTTTTCATACCGAGTATTAAAAGATGATTGCCTGGATTTACCCCCTAAAACATTTATGAAGCGTATTGTCCAATTGACACCGGATCAAAGAAAGATTTATCAACAAATGAAACAAACGGCTTTAGCGGAGATGAATGGTAAAATGACAACGACCGCTACGGTTTTAACTCAGCTTATGAGATTACATCAAATTACCTGTGGCCATTTTAAAGCTGATGATGGCACAGTGCAGGAAATTGAAAATAATCGTATAAAAGAGCTTCTTGAAGTTCTCGAAGAAATAGAGGGAAAAACCATTATATGGGCGCATTATCAAAATGACATAAAAAGCATTATTAAAGCTGTTGTCAAGGAATATGGAGTAGGATGCTGTGTAGACTATTATGGATTAACGCCACAAAATGAAAGACAGAAGAATATTAATAAATTTCAAAATAATTCAAAAGTTAGATTTTTCATCGGAACACCTGCCACGGGTGGATATGGAATAACGTTAACTGGAGCATCAACCATGATTTATTATTCCAATGGTTATGACCTGGAAAAACGAAAACAATCAGAAGCTAGAATTGATAGAATAAGTCAAAAGAAACCTATGACTTATATTGATATTCTTGCGGAAGACACGATTGACGAAAAAATTGTCAAGTGCCTCCGCAAGAAAGTAAACATCGCCACAGAAATTATGGGCGAAGAGTTAAAAGCCTGGATTTAATGGCATATAGCAAAGAATATAATAGAGAATATCAGAAAAAATGGCGCCTTAACAACAAAGATAAAATAAAAAAATATGTAAAAAAATGGTACTCTAAAAATAAAGATAGCAGAAAAGAATATTATTTAAATAATAAAGAAAAAATAAAAGAATATCATAGAAAATGGCGAAAAGAAAATAAAGAGAAATGGCGAAACGCAATACGAAACTGGCGTCTTAAAAACAAAGAAAAAACAAAAAAATATACCAGAATTGGTTATGTAAGACATAAAGTAAAAAAACTAGCTTATTTTAAAAAATGGCGTAATGAAAATAAAGAAAAATGGAAGCAATGGACAAGCGCTTATGTGAAAGGAAGAAGACAAAAAGATATTTCTTTTGCTTTAATGAGGAATGCTCGTAGTAGAATTCATACGTTATTAAGTAAATATAAAAAATCAAATAAGTCAATGATACTAATAGGTTGTAGTCCGAAAGAATTAAAAGAACATCTTGAGAAGAAATTTAAACCAGGAATGACCTGGGAAAATCGCAAAGATTGGCATATAGACCATATTATTCCGTGTAGTTTTTTTGATTTTTCAGACCCGCAACAACAGAAAAAATGTTTTCATTATACTAATCTTCAACCATTGTGGGCTATTGATAATATGAAAAAAGGATCAAAGATCATTCTCGGGGACATTACATCCCCGAAAATGTAGGATATACGCGCG